TGCCTGATGCTGCTCAACGGCCTTGAGAACGTCCCAAGTTTCCATAAACTATCCTTTCGGGGCCATCAGTCGCGGGGCATATTTCACCCCGAAAAAAAGACACAGCCTCGGCGGTCACCGGGAAGTGTCCACCGAGGCTGTATCTTAGATTCTTCAGCGATTTGGTGTTGAGATCTTGATAGTGATTGGATAGCACTATGCCCTACGAACCCAACCCCAGCACAACCGACCTCGACGCCCGTGCCGCCGGTAAGTGTGGCTGGATCAAGGACAACGGCGAGCCCTGCAAGAACAAGGCTGGACACGGGACGGCGCATGTGGGGCAGGGGTGCTGCAAGAAGCACAACGGCGGCGGAGGACGGCCACCGACACATGGCCTCTACTCGCAGATCAAACGGCCGCGTATCGTGGAGCTGCTCGCCGCGTGTGATGCGCTCGACGATCCTCTCGACCTCACCGCGGACCTGAAGATGCTGCGCTCTCTCACTGTGGATTGGATCGAGCGCTACGACGAACTCGTGGAAGCCATCATCGCCTGGCATGAAAGCTATCAGAACCCGGAGCGCACTTACAAGCCGACGAAGGTCCCGGACATTGCCGATGCAACCGCGCTGCTGGACCGGATCGGCGCGATGGTGGACCGGATTGAGAAACGCCGTGAGAAAGGCGCATTGTCGATGAGCCGGGTGAAGACGATCCTCGATCAGTACGCGGAGCAGGTTCTGATGGCAACGCAGGCACACGTCGATGACCCTGACCTACAAACCAAGCTTCTCGACGATATCGAGGAACGCTGGGGTCGCATCGAACTCGACACTCAGCCGTCCGGACGATGAACAGAACCCGATGCGCCGGGCCCGGCGCGACTTCACCAATGCGGACCTTTCCGAATACCAGTACGATCCCGTGCGCTACATCCGCGAAAAGCTCGGATGGGAGCCATGGGAGGGCAGCGAAGCGACGCCCGGACAGGTCGAAGTCATCAACGCCTACGTGCTGGCGCTCCGCCAACAGCATGAGCGAGCCGACTTCAAAAAGGGCCTGATTGCCGAAGCCGACCTGAAGTACTGGCGGCCGGGCGAAGTCATCAAGAACCGCATTCGCATTGAAGCAGGCCACACGGTCGGCAAAACCAAGCTCGCCAGCGGCCTGTTCAATCACTTCTTCGACTGCTTTTGTCCCTCAATCATTTACAGCTATGCGCCGGGCTGGGAGTCCATCAAAGATCTTCTCTGGAAGGAAATCGAGACCGACCGCGAGGGCAAGGGATTGCCCGGCCGCGTGCTGCAGACGTGCGAGATCAAGTACAAGCCGAATCACTTCGCCAAGGGGCGCGCGACCAACGATAGCGGCGGTAAGGGTACGGAGCGCGTCCAGGGCCAGCACGGCAAGTACCTGATGTTCGTGCTTGATGAGGCCGAGGGCGTTGCCGACTTCGTGTACGGCGCGGTCGAGTCGATGACCTCGGGCGGCATCAGCATCGTCTTGATGCTCGCCAACCCGAAAAGTCGCGGCTCACTCTTTCACAAGCAGGCAGGACGCTCGGACACGGCATCGTTTCGGATCAGCTGCGTTAACCATCCGAATGTGCTCACCGACCGCGAGATCGTGCCGGGAGCCGTCCAGCGCGATTATGTACGCAAGATGGTCGAGCTGCTGACCGAGATCGTGCCCGAGCATGACGAGGATCAACAGACATTCACCCTGCCGTTTCCGGTGACCGTTCACGGCGCGGAGCGGCCGGGCGGGACGATCTTTAAACCCTATCCAGAGTTCTTGTGGCGCGTCCTGGGCATCGCGCCGTCCAACGTTGCCGACAACACGTTCGTTCCATTCGGCCGGTATGAGGCAGCTTGCAAACGTGCAGCGCCGGCCGAAGACCGGGCGCAAGGACGCATCGGTGTCGACGTGGCGGGGTTCGGCAAGGACTACGGGACGATCTACATTCGGCACAACGGCCGCGTGTGGCGCTTCGCTCAGATTTGGCGACAGGACTACGACGACTACGCCCGTAGGGTCAAGCAGGCGGCTCTGCATCTGAAGTCGCTGGGTGTGACGAACATCCAGATTCGCATTGACGCCGGCGGCGGCTTCGGCAACGGTGTCACATCACACCTCAAGCTCGACAGCGAGTTCCTGGAAGCCTTCCCGGAAGAGAACCGCCGCGTGATCATGGTGCATTTCGGTGTGCCGCCTCACGACAAGACGGCCTACGCCGATGTGATCACCGAGCTTTACGCGGAAGCGGCCGAAACCCTGAAGGGCATCCGTGTGGACAATCCACCGGAGGCGCTCGAAGGCGATCTCACCGAACGCACGTATGACTGGGTGAACAAGTCCGGCGTCTCCGTGAAGAAGCTTGAAGAGAAGAAAGCATTCAAAAAGCGCAAGATGCGCAGTCCGGACGACGGCGACGGCTTTGTGTTGTGTGCTGCCCCGGATCACCTCTTCACCAGTCGCAAGGTCGTGACATTCGAATGACACCATTCCTCCTATTTTTGTACATGGTCGCTGCCGCCGCCGGCATTGTCGTCATTGGTCTCTGCGGGATTGGCCTGTGGCTGCTTTACCTGTACATCGTGGGGACGCTGAGGGCGAAGCCGTAAATGCTAAACACAAAAGCAATCGCTTCACGGCTGCAGGGTGGTCTGGAGGCCGTTCGTAAGGGATTCAGCCTCTCATGGGGCAACGGGACGGTCGGCAGCAACGGCGGCAATCCCTGGCGCGTGATGCTCCCCGGTTCCCAGATCGACTACAAAGAGAAGGCTGGCGATCTGTGGCTCAATAGCGCCGTTTCTATCTGTATCGGCTGGATTTCGGATAACCTGCCTGAGGCGGAACTGGAGGTCGTCACGACCCAGGACGACGGTACCACGGCGGCCGTTCCCGATCATCCGCTTGTCGATCTGATCCAGAACCCGAACTCGTACTACGATGACGATGTCCTCTGGGCGGCGACGATCCTCAGTTACTGCACGGACGGCAACGCCTATTGGTACAAGGCGCGCGACGGCTACGGCTACATCAAGGAGCTCTGGTATCTGCCGCACTGGCAGGTCGAGCCGCGCCGTCTGCCGAACAGCACCAACTTTCTCGATTACTTTGAGTATCGCCCGGGCGGGAGGCCGCAAGCGCTCCCTCCGGAGGATGTGATCCACTTCCGCTTCGGTATGGATCCAGACAACCTCATGAAGGGCTTTGCCCGTCTCAAGCCGGTCCTGCGCGAGATCATGACCGACAACGAATCGGCAACGTACACGGCCGCGTTGCTCCATAACATGGGTGTTCCCGGTGTCATCATCACTCCGGCCAGTCCCGAGGGCGTGCTCGGCGACGGTGTCCCCGCAAAGCTTAAATCCCTCTGGAGAGAGCGCGTTACGGGCGACTTCCGCGGCGATCCGATCGTGGCGCCGGCCGCCGTGCGCATCGAGAAGCTCAGCTTTAGCCCGGAAGAGCTCGCCCTCGACAAGATCCGCATCGTGCCGGAAGCGCGCATCCTCGGCGCACTGCGGATGCCGGGAATGGTTGTCGGCCTGAGCGTCGGCGATGCGCAGCGCACGTACAGCAACTACAAAGAGGCGCGGGAAGCCGCGAACGAAGACTGCCTCATCCCGGTCGGCAAGCGTTTCGTCAAAACCATTAACCGACAACTCAAGCCGGATTTTAAGAAGACCGAGAACCAAGTCCTGCGCTGGAATTACCAGAATGTCCGGTCGATGCAGCCGGACCGCATGGAAGCGTCGAAGCGGGCTGTCATCGAGTACACCGGCGGGATTGCCACACTCAACGAAGCCCGCAGTGAGACCGGGAAGCCGCCGGACAAAACCGCCCGGGGCAATCAGTACTGCCCGAAACCGGCCGCGCCGGTTCCTGATAAGTCCGCCGACACTGGCGATTCCACGCCGTGACCCTGCTTTTGACCTGCCGCCTACGCAAACGTAGCGGCTTTTTTGTTGCCTCCGAGGTGGCCTGTGAAACGTGAAAAACCAAAGCTTTATGTGCTGAAGGATGCCGCCTTCGACGGTAACAAGCTGCGCGGCGTCGCGTCCGTGATGGGCAATCTCGACAATGCCAATGTCCGGGACGTCATCTATCCGATCGCCTTCGGGACGTGTCTCACCAGCTTTCTCAGCGCCGGATTTATGGCCGATAGTCACGACTGGTCGAAGATGATCGGCATGCCTTTAGTCGCTGAGGTTCAGGGCAATTCCCTCTTCACCGAGAGTGAGTTCCATTCTACGGCGGACGCGCAGGACCTGCGTACGAAGTGTATGGAGCGTATGGCGAACGGCCTGAGCGTCGGCCTATCCATCGGCTTCTCGATTGCGCCAGACGGCTCTCGGGTGTTTGCGAATGGAGACGACCTGCTGACCCATGCCCGCGAGATGGGATGCGACATGTCCTTGTTTGACGTCGCGGGAATCTCGGCGTGGAAAAGCAAGTGCCGGGGCATCTGGGACATCTCCGACCTCTATGAGTACTCCATCGTGAGCGTGCCCGCCAATCCGCTCGCGAACGCCACCGACGTCAAAAACCGGGATGCCGAGTTCAAGGCGCAGTATCTGGGCGAATACCTCGAACAGTCGATGACGATGGCGGCTCTGCGGCGGCTCGATGACGCGTTGTTCTACAACGTGCTCTATGAACTTGTATTCGGCGATTATGTTTATAATCCGACCACGGACGAGTACGAGTATGTCCGGCCGCCTCTGGATGAAGCTCTGACCACGCTTGAAGCCACCTTGCAGGAGTTTACGACCATCTTCCTGCGCACCTTTAAGACGCTCATGGCCGATGTGACGGACGAGGAGGCGACGGAGCTTGCCAAGTCGATTCGCACACTCTGGCCTGACCCTTCTCACGCATCAGCGGCCCCGCCTGCTCGGGGTCCCTATGCCGACCAGCTGACATCGGCGCTTGCTGCCGTGAAAGGCTGCATCGAGCGCGGCGTGTCCATCAAGGATATCCGCGCCAAAGATCAGCGCACCCTCTCGCCGGAGCGGGCCGCGCAGATCAAAGTCCTCCAGGACGCCCTGGGCGAACTCGCCACCGCAGAGATATCCGCCACGGAAACCGGCGCATCCGCCGAGACCGAGGCAGACAATCTTGCGGGCGCGAAATCAGCCCGGATAGCCTTCGAAATTTCACGGGCTCGGCAGTGGGGTGTTGACCTCACCGAGACCAATTAGTCTCCTTACCGAGATTTATGAGCAGCGCACAGCGCAAGGATACACAAAATGCCGACATATAAAGAACTCAGCGAGCAGCTGGATGTGAAGCGCAAGGAACTGAAGACGTTCTTCGACACCCACAAGAACGCCGCCGGCGAGTACGACATGACGACCGACGATCTGAAGGTTGTCAACGATCGCAACGCGGAGCTTGAAAAGCTCGGCAAGGACTGGCTTGCGGTGCGCGAGACGGAAGTCGTCGCGAAGAACCTGCAGGATGCGATGGAGGCGGCCGGTCACATTCAGCGCCCGGAGTTTGGCAAGGATGGTCGCCAGGGCGACCCGTCCGAGCAGTTCCGTGAGGCGAAGTCTCTTGGTCAGAGCCTGATCGATTCCAAGGAATACAAGGGCGTCGCGCCCTTCTCCACCAAGCGGTTTCAGGTTGAACTGGAGAACGTCTCCCTCAAGACAACGATGACGAGCGCGGCCGGATATCCGCCGTTCAGCCCGCGCGGCGACAAGCTGGTTCTCTCCGCGCAGCGCCGCCCGATGATCGCCGATTTGATCCCGCAGGACGATACCCCGTACGCGGCGATCAAGTACATGGAGGAAACCACCTTCACGAACGCGGCGGCGTCCACGGCGGAAGCGGCGGCCTCCCCGGAATCGGCGCTGGCCTACACGGAGCGCACGATCCCGGTGGAGAAGATCTCCACCTTCATCCCGGTCACCGAAGAGCAGGTCGCGGACACGGCCGCCCTGCGCGGTCTGATTGATAGCCGCCTGCGCCTGATGATCAGCCTGAAGGAAGAAGATCAGATCCTGAACGGATCCGGCACCTCGCCGCAGCTGCAGGGATTCTATAACAAGTCCGGCATTCAGACGCAGGCACTCGGCGTGGACCCGGTTCCGGATGCGATCTACAAGGCGATGACGAAGGTCCGCTGGACCGGCTACGCGGACCCGACCGGCGTCGTCTTGCACCCCAACGACTGGCAGGACATTCGCCTGCTGCGCACGGCTGACGGTCTGTATATCTGGGGCAACCCGGCCGAAGCGGGGCCGGAAACGATCTGGGGCCTGCCTGTCATCGCGACGACGGCGGCCACGGAGAACACAGGCCTCACCGGCGACTTCCAGATGTACGCGCACATCAGCCGCCGTCTCGGGATCACGATCGCCGTCAGCGATTCCCATGGCAACAACTTCATCGCGGGCATCCTGGCCATTCGCGCCGACAGCCGCCTGTCGCTGGAGATCTACCGCGCGTCCGCGTTCTGCACCGTGACCGGCATCTAAACCCGCTACGGACGTTCGCGCCGCCCTCTGATCGACTGGTGAGGGCGGCCGGAGGAAAACAATGATTCTACAAGGCGGAAATGTGATGCCGGGCAGCGGACTGGGCAATCCGCTGACAAACGCCGGCGCGCCCGTGAACGGCACGACCGAAGTTCAGACGATCACTCTTGGCGGCACACCGACCGGCGGAACCTTCAAACTTGGTTTTGACGGGTTTGTCACTGGTCCGATTGCCTGGAGCGCAACGAATGCGACGCTGATCGCCAACATCGACGCAGCTCTTGAGGCCTTGCCGAACGTGGGAGTGGGGGGCATTGTGATTGCTGTCGGATCAATGACAGCGGGAATCGGCACGGCCACGGCCACGTTTACCGGCGGCAACCTCGCCAAACTCGCCGTTCCGACGATGACTGTCGCCGACAACAGCCTGACCGGGACCGCGCCGACCGTCGCCGTTGCGGAGACGACGCCGGGCGTCACGGCGACCGGCCGCACTGCTCCCACCGGAGCGATGCTGATCGACACCACGAACGGCATTAGCTACATCAACACGTCGACGACGGCACTCAATCCAACGTGGACGAAGACCGGGGCCCAGACGTAAACCCCGACGTTTAAGACTGAGCGAGGCGATTTATCCCGTCTCGCTCACGGAGAAACCAATATGCCGGAACCGATATTCAGCGATCGCCGCATCTATGTGACGGTCGATGACACGCTTGTCGAAGAGGGCGATCCCGCCGCGCAGAGCCTGCTCGTGGGGCAGGGAAGCCGACTCAGCCAGGAAGATGCCGATAAGTACAACATCACACCGGAGAATGGAAAGCTCGTCATTAACGGACAGGCTCTACCGGAGAATCCGCCCGTGACGCCCGATCAGCCCGTCGCCACGCAGCCGCCTCCTGCCGCGCTGCAAATCAATCACAGCGCGCTCAACACGGACGGCTCGAAGCCAGTCACGGAACAAACCGGAAACGAGGCTGCCGCGATCGTGCCGGCCGAAGCCATCACTGAAAGCGGTAAGGCAAAGTCGGTGCCGGAGACGTCGGAGGAAGGAACTGTGCCCGTGCAAACAGATCAGAGTGACGGGTCAGCGGTCGCGAGCGACGCGGATGAGGTGCCCGTTGAGGAAGCTGGCACAGCGACCGGAGATGACACGGACGAAACAGCGACCAAGGCGAAAAAGACCGCCGCGAACAAAGCCATTACGTCTCCGCCGGAAACCAAATAACGGGGCCGCGCCTTCAGCCGGCCGCCCCAAGAGCGATTACCCATGAGCTACCCAACCGGAACAGATTTGCTTGAGTATATGACAGATGCCGGGTACACGCTCACGCGCCCGCTCAGCCTCTCCGCCAAGATCAAGGCGGCCTGCGCTGAGTGGGATCGCGGGACAGGATACATTCCCTTCGTTTCGGATGGAACCGTCACAACTCGGTATTACAACCCGCCTGGCGCGAATCGGGGAGGATCCGGACTGGCGGCAATCGGTGGGGGCAGCTTTCTCGATCTCGAAGCCGGATTGACCTCGCTGACCTCACTCACCGTGACGAACATTGTTTATACACTCGGCACGCAGTTTTATCTTGAGGACGTCAATGCGCCGGCGAAGGGGCGTCCTTACGAGATGATCCGGTTTACCATGCCCGTCTGGGGTAATCGGCAATGCATCGCGGTGACGGGCGTATTTGGATTTTGTCTGAAGTTGCCCGATGATGCGCGGGAGGCGATCCTGCAGCGTGGTATGGCGCTGTGCGCGCCGCAGATGTCCCTCAAGAAAACAGGCGGCGTCACGGTTCGCAAGCAGGGTGATGAGGAAATCCGGTATTCCGATAAGGGCGTCGGTGTGGGCGAAACCTCGGCGTGGAACGATTATTTCCATGAACGCATGACGTTCTACAAGCTCACGACGTTCGGATAGGGTGGGCGCAATGTCTTTTACTCCGATTGACGTGGCGATCACGCGCGGCGGTGTGGCGCTGGCCGGTTCGCCGTTCTCGGTTCGCCGCTACATTGGACGCAGTGGACCGCCGACGGATACGCAGCTTCGGCCTAACACTGTCACGCAGTCTCCTCGAACGGTGATTTCATTTGACGATATCGCCGCGACGGTTAGAATGGGAGATTCCGTTCTGTTTCCGGACACCACACAGGCCGTTATCACCAACGTTCGCCAGTACGACTTTTCCCTGCAATGCGATGTGCAGATCATCCCAAATGCCGACGACGGCGAAGTAATCACGGCGTCTCTGATCGCTCTGCGCGGGGTGGATATTACACTGCCGGATACCACGACGGCGAAAGCGATCGTCAAGGCTATTAATATCACGTCGTTGCCTGGCTATATCCCTGGCGTTCATGTCAACGATGCCAATGCCGATCCTCATGTGGCGCATGTGGCTGCAACGGACATCACAACACCTCTTCTCGAAGGCGACACCATCGCCTGGCAGGGTGAGTCGTTCATCGTGGTTGATACAGAGCCAATTTCTGAAGGCGCGACGATCCTTCAGTGGGATATTTATCTGACGCGAAAACCCACACAGAACGCCGCATCTGCTAATTCGGACGGCACACGTCCACAGTTCCGGCCTCCGGACATTCCCCAAGTATGAGGAGCATCATGGATCTATCGAAACAGTGCGCGAATTGCGGTTACGGGCACCATAGCCAGGGAGCGCCTGCAGATTCCCTGGCAGACGAAGCAGAAGATACTGCGCCGGCGCCTACTGTCCACAATACGCCGAAGTGCCCGCGGTGCAATTACCCGATCGGCTTCCCTCGCCAGCGACTGCTTGACGAAGATGGGCAGGCGCTTGCGCTGAAGACTGCCGAAGAGCTGCAGGCGGAAGTCGATGCTGCAGCCGTTGACGAGCTCGCCGCCAAGAAGAAAGACGAACTGATCCCGATTGCTGAATCTGCAGGTGTGGACGGTGCGAAGAACCTCAAGAAGCCCGATCTGATCGACGCGATCGTGAATGCTCAGCAGATGGATCACTCGTCCGCAAGTGGACAGGAATCGGTGAACAGCGATGCCGAACCAGTCGATCGTGTTCTCAATTCTAGCGACGCCGGAGCTAATTCCTGACGGTGACCTGGTTCCGCTTCTCGACCTGCTGAGCGACCTTAGCCCGGTTTTGGACCTGATCGGCATCGACATGGCGCAGTGGCAAAAGGAGAACTTCGAAAGCCAAGGCTCAGTGTTTGAGAGGCCATGGCCAGCGAATAAGGCTGCAACGGATCAAGAGAAAAGACGTCTCGGCTACTCCGGTAGGACGCTGGTCCGCACAGGCGACCTTGAGACCGAAGTCGGCGGCACGATGCTTATGACTTCGGACGGCGTAACAACGGGAATTGGCCTCGATCTCGCTCATTACGCTGCTTACCATGACGATCCCGGGCCATCCAGCCCTCTTCCGCAACGCATCCTCGTCGCGTTAGTCCCTGCCGAAGTCGAAGGAATCCAGCACAGACTGGTTGAGTTTATCGCCTCAAAAACCGGCATAGTGCCCACCGGTATTTCCATCATCGCCGGCAGCATCACAGGGGGCTGATCATGTCTGCTTCTCCGACCAAGATCCGTTTTCGTGGGGCGCTCAGCTACGCATTGCGCGATCTTCTCCTCGCCTACGGTATCCCGGCTGTGAATGCCGCATTTGCCGCCGAACTCTCTGCCGGAGACGCTGCGAAGGTCCAGCTGTTTGAAAAGGATGTCCCGATTGGCGACCTGGCAACCGTCTCTCAGCCTCAGGTTTGCATTGTGGCCGGACCATCACGTAACACAGAGGCGGCATCTGGCCTGTTCTTGCTGACGCTCAGCACAGAGATTCGGGTTAAGACTCCGTGGCTGCTGGACAGTTCGCCTGAAGCTTTTGATTTCTTTTTTGGAGTTATCGACGATACGCTGCGAGACCTCTTTAACAACAGCCACACCCGGACGATTTACCCCAAGAACGCGATCACAGGCGGCTACGCATTGCCGCCAAAGTTGGACGGCACACCATGGGGCTTTACCGAGTGCAAGACGATTGGCTGTTCACCGATGAGCTGGCCTATGGAATCTGCCGAGGGCACGGTCCGCTATCGTGGCATCCTCATCACGCATCGCGCCGAGATCGAATACGGCCTGAATCGGTCCGTGTACGTCGGGCCATAGGAGTTACTTCACATGACACAACTTTTCGTTCCCGGCGCGCCAAGGAAAGGTTTTGACGGCGCGGCAATTTTTGCAACCGACCCGGCTTCAGGTTCACCGGTTCAATACATGTTCGCGGATGACATGGTGAGGTACATCCGCAGCGACAATAAGGACTATCCGGAGGCGGTCGATAACGCAGGTCTCACACACATCAGCATTGCCGGCGTGAAAACTGGCCTGGTCACCGTTCAGGCCTTCCTGCATCCAGACCGCAACATCCACACGTTTTTGAACACCGCGTTTGGACCACGCACGAACGGGCAGCTTGTTCCATGGACGATGGTGCTGGTTCCAAACGGCGGCGGCGCTCAGATCAAGGCGGCAGGTATCTGGTGGGCAACCGCGCAGATCGGAGGCCGCTATGCACAGCGCGGCGGAGACGGCCGCATTGGCATGGTCTTAACAGGCGTCGTGGCTGATCCTGACAACAGCCTCGGCATGACGGATATCTCGCTGCCCTCGGCGGGTAGTAATGGCGCCGGTGTTTCTCAGTTCATCCAGGCCGGCTTCACCGATGGGCAGGGATCGCCAGTCACGTACGACCTAGTTCGGTCGTTCGCGCTGAGCCTCAACAATCAGCTTAGCCCGCAGCCTTCTGCGAAAAATCGAACGGCGAGAATCGGCAGCGGGTACACGCCCGGGCCACTGCGCGGAGGACTCGCGCTCTCCCAGATGCGAAACGCGGTGCAGTCCATTCCCAGGACAGCCGGTACATACCCGCTGCAGATTCTGCTCCCCACGGGAGACGGAACGCACACGACGGCGCTTGATCTTTCGCTGTCCTACGATGACGACGGGCTAACCGTATCGCCGTCTGAGTTTGGCACGAATGTGATCTCTTATAACTTGTTCGGAACTTCCGCCGGGGCTACGGCGACCGCAGGCTGGAATATGGCGGTGTCATACACATAAACGGAGTGATCCTCATTAGCTCGTCACTGAATCTCTAGGAGACACCTTTGAAGATAACGATCAAAAGCGCCCAAGTCGGATTAGTCCGATGGGCCACATTTAGCGAATCTGCCGACCTGTCCGACTTCGATCCGGCCAAAATCCTGAATTGGAATATTGAGTTCCACAAGCCCACGACAGGAACGCTGATCGATGCCAGCACCGGCGTTGAGGGATTCGGCGGCAAACGCAAAACCGATGGAACGTTCGTGGATAGCAATGCCGCCAACCTCGCCTATGAACTGAGCTTCGCGAAGCGTCATATGATCAGCGTAACCGGGCCAGGCGTCTCGATTACGGAAGTGACCAAAGAATCGCTGGATCAGATCCCTCATGAGGTCATTGTCGCGTTCCGCGGACGTATCGATCCCACATCCCGGGTTACCGAGGCGGAACTGCGCCCTTTGCTGAAGCCGACTCCGGAAGATCCGGCGGAGCCGGTTGGATCGAGCGATACACCGGCCTAGAATGGGAAATGGACGGATCTACGCAGGAGCGCGCGGGACCACTCCCGGAGGGCAGCAGCCGGGGACAGACGCTCTATTGGTTGGCTGATCAGATGGGCGTGTTTGCGCCTGGGCTGTTCAGTCTCGATCCGGAAGAAGGCGGGGCGGAGTTCATGGCGCTCTGCCAGGTTCTTGGCAGCCGAAGAGAGCGCCAGCTGCAGCGCATTGAAGATCTCCTTAGGCAGATAGCAAGGCGAGGCTAAGCGATGGCAGACACACCGGAAATTCTTGGCACAACCGTCACGATCGACACGAGCCAGGCCCGATCGGCCATAGAATCGCGCATCGCTGAGATCAACGCATCACAGCAGGTAAACGAGGACTACGGGAGCGGATACGGTGAGAGCTACCAGGGTGCCGAGGTAGGCGATGTTTCAGCGGTCTTCGATCCGCAGTTAGGCGCTCATTTCGACATGCAGCAGGAGCTTGAAGCGCATGCTGCAGGAGGGACATTGCCCGGAACATGGAACCCTGCGTATGAGCTTCCAGGGCCGGACGATGAGGAGTACGAAGAGCTGCCAGGAACATGGAATCTGCCAATGCCGGGCATGAAGTCGCCAATCAGTGGATTTATGGGGCGTGTTAAGGCGTGGATCATGGCGGAGTGATAAGAGGCCAGGAACGATACTCTCATGGCGTTGATGATATCGCTCGATATTAGTAGCTAATTAACTCCACCTCCGCGCCAACGGGTATTTTAACTGTTGAGGCAATTAAGTTTGTTTTCAAGTGACTTGAGCGTAAGCCACTCCCCGGTGATGTTGTACGAGAAGGAATATCTGCACGATGGTTGGAACTATGCTGTTCTCTAAAATATACTCCGTGAGGTAATTAGAATGGCACAGCTCATCTGGGAAGAAATCAGGCATACTGGTACAATGCGAGATGCCAATATCAAAGTGTATCGCGCTATAGTCCCCGGAGGATGGTTGGTAATGACGGCGACGTGGGACACTGATAATAGCGACTATACATCGATCACCTTCGTCCCGGACCCTACAAGAGTGTGGAAGTAACCCTTCGTCGCCCGCACGAAGGTTCTGGAGAAATCCGGAGCCTTTCCCTATTTTCGGTGAGGTCAGCCAAGGTAAAGCAGGGGTGGCCCGGCATGCCAACAACAAAGAGCTTCCGGATTATCCGGAAGCTCTTTGTCGCTAGGGAGGAATTGGCGGCTGATCGGGAGAACACGCGGGCATGAATTGCTCACAGTGCCAAGTATCATTACCGGACGGGGCCAAGTTCTATAATCGTTGTGGTCACAGGACCGATGTTGCCAGTAGTGAATCGTCTCAGGTAACTGCCAAGCCTAAAGAGATGACTACGCTACAAGCTTTTGCGATTTCCGGTCTGATTTTATTTGCAATATTTATCGCCATCATGATTCCTGTTAGTCATAACCAGAAGATACTTTCAGACGTGAAAGCTGCAGCAGAAATAGACTGCACAAATGGCCATAGTCCTGCGTGTGATGATGATATCAAACGACTCAAGGACATTGGCGAGTTTAGTGAAGCTCAAAACCTTCAGATTCGTGAAGAAATTGGAATAGACCTAAAACCGCGATAGCTGAAATATGATCTTAATTTGCGAAGAAGGCTGAGGAGAATTCTCCTCAGCCTTCTTATTTTATACCGATCGGCCAAACAAATGAGAATTTCACCAGATACCGCTATGGCCGCAGGATACGGGGCGGCTCAGCTCTTCCAGGAAGGCGGCACAGCCTATACTGACCTTAATAGTGGCGCATATTTTACGCCTGAGCAGGCCGATTCCGCGTTCGCCAGTATGCTTCCTGGGGCTGCTACGCTTGCGGGTGCGTTCATCGGAGCGGCGACACCGATCGGGCCGTTCGCAGGGGCAGCCATATTGGGAGGCGCGGGTAACATCGCTCAGAGCGCCATTACCGCGAACGACACACGCCAGCAGACCGAGCGCGAAACAGCAGAGCGGTTGGCAAGCGCTCTTGGCTCAGCCGCCGATAACGTAGAGAGATTTAAAAGCGTCCTAGAGGCGACGCATGCGCCAATGCAGCAACTTGCACAGGGGGTTGCAGTTGTACAGGCTATGTCTCCGGGTATTGGGCCGGAATCCGTTGCAGGGATCGGCCGGATGGCAACTGCATCAGGTGAATATTACGGCGAAATTGCGAAATCTGTCGGGGGATTCCTAGCTCGTGATCCAGCTTTATACCAGGCCGCAGATAGATTTTCTCGTGTTGAGGGCACTGATATTGGACGTGAAGGTTACCAGAATGTTGCAGATCTGGCGCTTGCGCGTGGAGACATGGATACTTATAATAACGCCCGTATGGGTGTTGCTGTTTCTAATCTTTCTTATGACCCTCAATATAAGAAGCTTTACGACAGGGCGAGTGATCTTCAACAAGATCCTGTGCTGAGCCTTGAACATAATCTCAATAAGACGATGCCGTGGCTTTCTTGGATTGCTCCATCGATTGGTATTGATCCGATCCAAGCGGCCGAGAACGCTCGGGATCAATACCAAACCAATTATCTGCGTACTCACGCTCAACCCTCTCCTGACGCTGTAGCCGATATGCTCGGATATCAGGGGGCGCGTTTCGACGTGCTACGCAGTGGAACGCTGCTGGATACAGCGCAATCCGGCTTTCAGAGAACGGTACTGACCGGCGGATCGCTGGAGGCACAGGCTTCACAGATTCCCGGCATCATCCAGGCTGCGAACGTGGGTATTGCGGCAGATGAACGAATTATTGCCCGGGATCGGGAATTCCTCGACAAGTTGGATCCGAAGAACTCAAAAGCGGCAGAGTACCGTGCGGGTTGGGAAAGTGAGATCGAGGAACGCGAACAGCACGAAAATCGCCTTCGCCTTGTAGAGCCGTCGACGGTCCGAAGCTTCTCACTCACAGGTATTGCCACACGCGAATCGGAGAACGCTCTCAATCAGTCCAGGCTTCAGTACGAACTTACTGCTAATCTGCTGTCTGGCAAGTCGTATAACGACATGGCCAATGTTGAAAACGACATCACTGGCAATGCAAAGAGCATAGCTCGATGGCTCAACAATGAAGCTAACGTGGAGCCTGGCCTATTGCCGTCTGAGCGGGCTCGGATGCGCACGGATGCCGTCAATCAACTCTCGCAAGCTGCTTCCCAGGACAACGCTTACCGATTCGGCGCGATCGAGCAGGACGTTCGCCAAGACGAGATGGGCGTATCGCGGCTTCAGAACGCGGCCACGCGCATTGCAACGAATGGCAGCCCGCAGGAAATCTACCAGGCCGGTGAGGCCAGCGTTAAGGCGCTGACATCGGAGTTCGAGACCCTCACCAATGCCCTGAAGCAGTCTAACCTGACGCTGGATCAGCGCATGCAGCTTGAGGCGCAACGAGATAACGTTCAAACCCGGATGGTTGTTCAGCATCATAACGATGTTGTGGCGAGGGACAACGGAATGGTTGCGCTCGACTCCTTCGGGGCTGAAGCGGCAGATTCCTATGCGTCTCTGGACCGGCTGAACGGAGGATCGCGGGCAGGGCTACTGCAGACGGCGCAGGCCGTTTCTGATGCCACGGTGAGCCGCAAGAAGCTGCTCGACATGTCCGATGACGTTGCCGACTACGGCGAGGTGGACCGGGCGCGGTTTGCTTCGGAAGCCGCAAAAGTCGATCAGGCTAACGCGGCACGGTGGCTCAATGCAACGAACTATTCGCCAGCTCCCGAACTTGCCGGCAGCATGATCAAAGACCGTGGGGCTCTCGATCGCGCCTCCTTCTCCTTTATGGAATCTGGGAACGTCAACCAGATCCGAGGCCGGCTGTTTTCGGATATTGGCCGAGAGATTACGGAGCTCGGCGCACAGGAAGAGGATCAACGAAAGGCGGAAGGCGGGCACCTGACCCAGACTGAGGAGAACAGCTACGAGCGGCAGCGGCAAGGACTTCTGACGGAGCGAGCGCATATCGGCTACGATATGGATCGCAGCTTTTTCGCCAAATTGCCGGCCGTAACACTCGGGGGCACGTCGTTCGCGCAGCGCTATTTGCCCACTTACTCCCAGGCGGCCGCCTACACTGAGAACGTCGCGCCAACCGTTGCGGCGGCGAACTTCGGTTTCTTCAACCCGGGCACCTTCAATCAAATGGGCGGCGACGTCGGCACCTTGGGCACGGCGGGGAAATCCACGCATGACATTGCGCCCGGCAATCTCAGCCTGCAGGCGCTTGCTGACGTGCTCAAAGCCTCTTTCACAGAAGCGCTCCGCCAATACTCCGGGGCAGTGAGCGGAGCGGCCCGCCCGCCGTCTCCCGGCGCAACCATCCAGAGCAACAACTCTCAAACGCGCGGCCTGGCCGGTGGCGGCCTGATCGGTGGTGGTCACTAATCAGTCTTCTCTGTTTGTCCTTTTAAGTCGCTTCGCCACAATGGCCGAGCGGCTTTTTGTTTGTCTGGCGATAGGTTAACGCATGGCCTCACTTCGAGCCAACTTCCAATTGCTGGTGGATACGCCCGTGCGAGCCTTCGGGTTCCAACGCACACCGCCGTACACGCACACGGAGATCATGAGCCTGCTGGCACCCTACACGCAGGACAACATCACACAGACGAAAAGCGCGGTGCAGATGGCGGGTCTGCGCGCGATTCCCGAAGCGGCTTGCGTGATCTTTGAGGCGTCGCAGGTCCTTGCGCCGACAGGGACCGCTGAGACGTTCTTCCCGGCCGGCGGCGCATCCGATTGGCGGGAGCAGCAGGACAGCACGACGCAGCAGGCCTGCATGGTATTCACGAACTCGACGGTTGATGCGATCTTTGACATCGCGACGGTTGACCACAATCCCGCGAATGCCGGCTTCTATTGCCGAATCGGGCGCGGGCAGCCGGCAACCGGCGCGGTTCCGGACGCCGCGCGCTACTGGTGCCAGATCTCCGTGGGCGATCAAACCGATGATGACGGCTCTGGGGCCACACCGTTCCGCCTTGTATTATCGGCCGGCTTTCCGCCATTCCTGCAGCAAGGGGTTCCGGACGGTGCCGGGGCTGGTACTGGGGCGCATACGGGGAGAACGGCGTCATCGGATCCAATGTCCAGGATTGCGCCAAGCTGTTTGAGCAGAACGGGCGCGTTATCGACGTGACGTGGCACACGTTCCCAAGTCAGAACACCATGGTCGTGATCCTGGGCAACGGCAAGGAGACCCTCGTTTTTCGCCCGAGTAATACGCAGCCGTCTGGCGGTGATGGCGTTACGCGTCAGTACACATCAAACGTCAACATGATCGCGGGGCCGGTGCGGTTTTCGGGTCAAAACGGACAGGCGCAGTTCCAGTATCTGGGCATGCAGTTTGCGTCGGCGGGGCAGCTCTATTCCGGCGAACTGGATCTCCCCTTCGTTTATCAGGGCAACGGATCGGTCAGTCTCGGAGATTCTCTAATCCCGGAAGGCTATTCGTATAACTGGGCGATCTATCCCATCGACTTCACGGGCACGCGGGTCAAGTATTACATCGAAATCAACAGCGGCTCAGACGATCCGGTGTTCTTGTCACCGCTGATCACAACGATCCAGCTGCGGATTCCGCCGACGTATGACTATACGAGCACAATCGGCTCTATCATCGATATCTCCTCGAAGATTTCGGAGGTATCGGAGAGACAGTGGTTCGACTGGAGCACGCTACTGGTCCGGACGCAGATCGCGCTCAAGTTCGATAACACGTACGGGGATCTCTCCGGTTTTGCTGGGCTGCACCGGGCCGTCAAATACTCGCGGTGGTTGGAGTACCAGGCCGGAGACGGCACCATGCAGCCGCTGTCTGCCCCGATCGATCTGATGACGGGATGGGGCGGGCACCGTGGGCGCATCTCCAAGGCGGATCCACTGCGGGAGTTCGACTGCGTTCTCGATGACAATCTCTGGCCGCTCGGGCGCGTGCAAACGATGGTGCTGGAGCCGGGAGACGGCTGGTGCTGCCTCGCATACATGCGCTATGTGATGAACATGCAGGGGCGCAGTGACGACTTCATTGCGGACACGTTCAAGACCTGCTCGTTCGGCGTCAATCCGCCGTCCTGCCCGCACCTGAAATTGCCGCTGGGAATTGGGACGAATCCGAAGGTCGCGCCGTCGCCGGAACAAACGTACCTCTCCGTGCTGCAGGAGATCCTCGACATTCTGTTCGCTGTTCTGTGGAGCGATTCGCAGGGGGTAGCGCAGATCATGCCTTATTTCCCTGGCGTGTATCAGACGCCTTACAAGGGCACGTTTTACACATCGGAGAGTGGCAACCCGGCAAACAGCGACTTCCTCAGCTCCATGTGGAACCGGCAGAACCTCACGATTGATACCGACGATCTGCGAACGGGAGTCGCGTTCTTTGGCCTGGATCCAGCGACCAATATGGTCCAGGGAACCTATCTCAATATCGATGACTTCCTGCCGGGATACACTGCCAATGTGCATGGCTTCCGAGATCCATTGGTGAAGATCTCCAATCGATTTGTCGATCCGGTGTTTACGGAAGCCTATGCCTACGCAGCCCTTTCCCGCATCACACTGCCAAACGTCTGGGAGAGTCACGACTGCTGCTTCCTGCCGAACCTGTTTGCACTCGATCGCTACGCCGTCGACGAAGACAATGAGATGATCAGCGGCATCATTCCGCTTGTGGTGGAATCGGTGACGTCGCGCTTCCATGTGCTCAATCCGCATGTCATGCGCTCCACCGTGCTCGGCCGGTGGGCTTACAACCTATTCTAAGTAGCTTTCCTAAAGGCTCGAAATCTAAAGGATCAAGCAATGACCATTATCCAGCCGGCCGACATGAAGACGCTCACCGACCAACTGGGCGTGCTGATCGACGTGTTCACACCAGGCATCGACGTTGCGAACCTGAACGCGGCGATGCTGGTTCCAAAATTGTCAACCATCTTCGCGTCCACGGATCCGGATCAATTCGGGGAGTGGCTGCCGTATTTCCAGGGCATCATCAAGGCGGCAGGTTCATCGACGCTGAGCGCCGCCGGGATCTCCGTCGGGGGCGCATTCACAGGCATCGGCGTGGGCGGCGGAAGCTTCGGGGCAGGCTCAGGCTTTCTGAATCGGTCCGCGGAGTATGCCAATCTGATCTCCGTCTTGAACGGGATCCGAAAGATCGTCACGGCGCATGCATCGGCGGACGGAATATCGGGCGTGAACGATCTGAACACCTACGCCGCTTACTTCAACGGCCTCTTGGCTTACCAGATGCTCTACAGTCCCTCATTTGCGTCCCTGTACTGGTATGCGAACAACGGCGGCGCTCAGCTCAGTCCCGCCGCGGTATTCGCGCCGGCGGATATGCGCCTGGCCACGTTCACCTATACCGGGGCCAACGCCGGGACAGTGACGAATAACGCTTCCGCGAACTGGCCGACGGCGAATGGCTACTCCACACCGGCAGCAACGAACACAGGCGGCACGGGTACGACCTGGAAGGGCACATGGAACAGTGCTACCACCTATTCGACCAAGGACGTCGTGATCTCAGGCGGCGTCTATTACGTCGCAGTCACAGGGTCAACTAATATTACGCCTGGCACGGACCTTACCAAGTGGACGCTGAACACCTTCGGTAATCCGCTCTACTTGGGATCGATGCCCGTTGCGCAGGCCTTCGCGCCGATCCTGACACCACGCTGCAAAATCACTGTTACCATTAACGGCACGGGAGTCGTGACGGTCACCGGTCCCAATCAGAACGGCGTATCGCGCACATGGACAGGTAACATCGGCGCGGCCACGGCCGGCTCATATGTGGATCTAACGCCTTCCACCGGCGGCGATCGCTTGAATGGTGTCCCGACAGCAATCGCCGTCGCCGGAACGGCAACCGCCGGCGCATTCGATGTGGTGACCAAAGCGGAGCGATAAGATGCCTCCCTTTGATTGGGATATCCCTACAACAAGCTTTACCGTTGCGGCCGGAGATACGATCACAACGCCGATTACGACGACAGCTCCGCCAACTTTTGCCACCGACTATCCAGCGGCAATTAACACGGGGATTAGCCTGTTTAAAAACACTCCAGGGCCAACTCCAATTACAGACCCCGACGACACGCAGAGATTTCTGATAAAAACAGCGTTGGGCTATACGGAAGGCGGGGGCAATATCATCGGCGGGGTTCTGCAGATCGTAACATCGATCGATCTCCCTGCGGGAACCTACACGGCATACGCAGACGCCTACTCTCGGCATAACTATCTCTTTATTGACCCTGTAGATGGTGTCGACAAAACGAAAGGCTATGTCTATGTTGCAGACAATCTCTTCCTGCAACATACAATTACGCTGACGATCACGGTAACAGCTCCCGCGCCTCCGGTCATCCCTCCGAGAGATCCAAGAAACTCCGCAGGAATCGTCGCAGTCTCCTCAATAGGACTTCCAACAGGCGGAGGATCCCCGCGTCTATTTGGTCTCGTGACTGCGACAAAATCAAGTGACACGACGTTTAATTTTACTTCGCCGACTTTTATACGATCCGATGATTTTGGGGAGAGCTTCCGTCCTGGAGTAGAAATCGGAGCAAAAGATCATCTCGGTAATCCGATATCCGATAACTATAGTGCCGAACGAGTCTATCTGTCGGGCATTAACGCATTTCCGTCCGGAACTCTCTTTGCCTACGGCTTCACCGGGCCGAATGCCTGGTTTGCGCCACGAATATCATTTGACGGTGGAAATACGTGGAGAGACACGACTACAAAATCAGGAGATACGAGCGGATCCACGATTCTTTTGAACGGCTCAATGTCCTGGTACACGCGGGGAGGCGATCCGGGGCAGAACGGCTCCGGTAATCAATCCGGAGGCGCGTACCAATTGCTTGCGCTCGGACAATCCCCAACGCCTCCCCTGACTCCGCTGCTTTCGAGCAAAGATGACGGGGACACGTGGCAGATACACTCTCCTCTCACACAGGCGTGCGGCCCGCAGGTTGCTTATGGAGCGCTCTACGCAACGCAGCCTCAATCACTGCGCGGGGTCTCCTGGAATAATGCCGGCTGGTCTGAAGACGATTTTATCGATATCAATAAATATCATCATGTGTTCCCGCTTGGATATACGGATATTCCCAGGATCGCGGATGAGGACGTCGTGATCGGTCCGACACCTCCGGGCTACGGATACTATTCCAAATACAGGCAATATGCGATTGGAATATCCGGCAGATTCTTCACCGTCGCGGGACTATATCCATGGAGCATTGACCCGGACTCCTTGATTCGTTTATGTTGGTGCAGCAGCACAAAAGACGGCGCCAACCTGACGCCGATTATCCAGCTAAGTACGTCCGATTCACGATCGTTAATATGGGCGTGGAAAAACTTTATCGTCCTACTGATCGCGGACGCCTATGATGGTTCGACGATGCAAGTCTACAAATCGGACAATCTTGGCAAGTGGTATCGGAAGACATGCCATTCTACGAATGGGGGAAGGTCATGGGTAAGCGATTAAGTGGAAAGGTCTTGGAATTAAATGCCAATCAATGGAGGAGTGCTGGGAGGCCCGCCCCTGACGGGAGGCACACAGATTCCGGCGATCGGAGGCGGCGGCGGGGGGCGACCGGAATATATCGGCGCGGCTCCGGCAGACGGCTATTATCTGCTGTGGAGCGCTGACGCAAGGCTCACAAATGCGCAGGTGTTTCCCGGTCCCATGATCGAGACGAATACCGGGGTTCCGCCGACCGATACCGCTTACCTCTGGAGAGATGCCTCCACCGTACCGGCGATCATTAAATATTACGACGCCGGCACCGTGAGCTGGGTACCGATTGCAACAACGTCGCTGACGATCCTTCACGGCTCGGGTGTGCCAGGTTCCGGCCTCGGCGTTGACGGCAATTACTATATCAATACAGACCCGGCAACGGGCACGGGGGATATGTATCTCAAAGCCTCCGGCGCATGGAGCCTTGTAGTCAATCTTGCCGGACCTCCCGGGGCCAGTCTCAACCCAATCGGGCCGTGGAGCAATCTCGGGACATACAACGCGAATGACCTTGTCACGTACGGCGGCAGCAGCTACCTCGCGATCGCCACATCGACAAACGTTACGCCTGGAACCGATCCTACTAAGTGGTTTCTGCTTGTTGCGGGAGATTCTTTCACGGTTGGCAATTCCGCAACAGATACAAACCCGGACTATCTCAGCTTCAAACTTGATGCCAGTTCCACTTTCACATGGACTACGACGTCTCCCGGAGGAGCAGAAAAATCAAAGCTCGATTTCGCTTCGGCAGCGGCCAATAAGGTTATGGCCTCGCCTGATGGCATCTCTGGAATTCCCGGACCACGATCTCTTGTGACGAACGACCTGCCTGACTCCGGCGTCGTTGCGGGAACTTACGTCAACCCAAACGTCAACATAGATTCCAAGGGGCGAATAACCGGTGCGTCGGATGGGAGCGGGGGCGCTCTGGGCGTGGGCGGCTCAGGCGTCATGAGCATTGCGCCGGCCTTCCAGGTCGATCCTACCTCCTCCACGTTCACCCGTGCGCCTCTGATCGTCGATCGTGTTCCGGGAGACACCAATACCGGCTACCGGGGCAATATTACCGGGAACTACGTCAAGACAACGGCCTTCACGACGAATATGTCCGCGCGGTGGCTGATCACGGAATCGAGCGGCACAACGCTGCACGACAGCGTGACCACTCCCACGAACGACTTGACAATCAGCAGCGCGGGGGCCGTATATGGCACGGACGCCGCGGGCTCTTACTGGAATCCCGGTGGCGCAAGAACCGCTGCGGTCACCGCCGGCATTGTCTCTAACACCGGAGACATGACCGCCGAAGTTTTCGTTAAAGGAACGGCTATTGCCGTAGGAGCGAGGACGATATTCTGCCAGGGTGTTGATAATGGCTCTGCCGTATTTACGATCTTTAAAAACGGATCGAACTACGGCGCGACAAGCATTGCCGTTGGATTGCCGTTCAACTTTACAAGCTCCGTTGCCCATGATGAGCCTGTTAGCCACATCGTCCTGACTTACACCAGTTCGTCTGGTCTCTGGGAGTTCTATGTCAATGGTGTGCTCGAAGGCAGTGGAAATAGCAATCCGCGCAGAAGCAGCGGAGCCGCGCAGACACAAACGATACTGGGAGGCCAGCCCCCGGTGAGTGGCGGCGGCTCTGCTAACCCCCAGTGGCAACTTCCGATCTATTACGCGGCTCTGTACAATCAACACTTCACAGGGGCGGACGTGCTCAGCCACTACAATGAGTTGATCAATAGCGCGGATGTGGGGAACACTGCACTACTCGACCTCGGGGCTAACGGATTTGCTCCTGGAGCAAATCTGAGTGTAACTCGGGGCTGGACAAACAACGCAACGGAAGTTTGTGAATATTCCTTGGACGGATTGTCCTGGACAAATATTTTCACAAACACCGTCAACAACTCCGGCACCTTTGCCTATCTAACGACAAGCCAGGCGATAGCCTTGAGTTCAGGCACATGGCGATACGTCAGATACTCACTCAAAGATACCGGGGGGAGCGTGGCCGCTCCAAGTTTTGCGAACATTACCGATTTCCGCGTTATGTAATTTATGCTTCGTGACATAAAGTCGCTCCGGTTACCGGGGCGGCTTTTTCTTTTGAGGTTGCACCATGCCACTTGGACGATATCCTTTAAATGCCGTTTACTTCGGCCGGACCTACTCCACCGACTTCAGCAACCCGGCTGCCGATTCTTCGATGTTCCGTATGATGAACATCGCCTATACCACGGACGGAGGCGTACCAGTCGTTCACGCTGCCGATACTGTTAATCAGGCGTACATCCTCACCAAGAGCGAAGACTTCCGCAACACGGAAATATTGCTGCGTGTCCGTGTCAACTCGGCAACCTCCGGGTTTAGTCCTTGGGTAATCAGCCGCGGGGCGATCTTCGGCACATCGGTAACTCGC